TTTATAACACCGCCTCAAACACGTATGCTACGGTTTGTGGTGGCGATACCAATGAGGCAACGGGCTACCAGTCATTTATTGGTGGTGGCGAAGGCAATGATGCAACAAACAGTTATGCTACTGTGGGTGGTGGGTCTTACAACACTGCGAGCGGTTCCTATTCCACTGTCCCAGGCGGAAAAAGCTGTACCGCCGATGGCTCCTATTCTGTTGCGATGGGTCGCAGGGCGAAGGCGGGGTATTATAGCGGCGCATTTGTCTTTGCTGATTCATACAATGGCGACTTTACGGCCAATCAAGCAGATCAATTCAATGTTAGGGCCAACTATGGCTTCCTATTAAATTCGTTTCCTAGCAGTGATCCAAATGATCCGGGGTCTGGTAGTTTTATACTCTGGCAGTCTAATGGTTCGGGAAGCGGCGACTACGGTGATATAATGATAAAGATCAACAATGGCAGCAGTACCAAGACGACCACTTTGGTAGATTTCTCAGCAATATAACTAGTTTATAGAAGTTAAATTGGAGATGTCAATGAAGAAGTTATTTTTTTTGGGGGGCTTGCCCAGATCGGGATCAACGCTCCTCTGCAATATTTTAGCGCAGAACCCAGAGGTTCACGCAACCCATACGAGTGCTTGCCTAGAGGTTCTTTTTGTTATCAGGAATAACTGGGATGACTTTATCGAGCATAAGGCCCATCCTTTGGATGAAACAAAACGACAGGTAATGAAAGGAGTTCTCGAAAATTACTACTGGGATGTAAAGAAGCCTATAGTAATTGATAAGTCTCGTGGTTGGTTGGCTCATTTGGAAATGTTGGAATGGGTACTTGGAGAAAAGCCGAAGGTAGTGGTGCCCGTGCGTGATTTAAGGGATGTCCTTGCTAGTTTTGAAAAGCTGTGGAGGAAGGCTGCAAAGAATCGGCAGATCGCCCCCGAGCGAGACAACTACATGCGATTCCAAAAAATGGAGGAGCGACTTGCTATTTGGTGCAATCGAGAGGAGCCTGTTGGATTGGCTGTCAACCGAGTCAAAGATGCAGTTGATAGGGGTTGGAGAGACTGTATTCACTTTGTAGATTATGACACCTTGGTTCGAGAGCCGGGTAACTCTTTACAAGAAATTTACAAGTTTTTTGGTTTGGAACCTTTCAAGCATCAATTTAAAAAGGTAGAACAAGTAACAACAGAAAACGATGATGTTCATGGATTTGGCGTACCTTTACATGCAATAAGGCCAAAAGTAGAGCCTCAAGGCTCTCAATGGCCCGAAGTGTTAGGAGAGGCGGCTGATGCCTATGCCAGGGACGCTCTTTTCTGGAAAAAGTTATAATATTTTCCATACTATAATAAAGGGAAAGGAAACAAAATGAACAATACAGAACTTAAAGAATATATCATGCTTATGCTTGGCGCACCAGTGATAAGTATCGAATTAGACGAGAAACAAATAGATTTGGCCATAGAAGAAACATATCGTAGGCTAGATATTTGGGCTCCAAAAACACTTTTTGAAGACAACCCAAAACTTGCCGAACGATTGATAAAGGATGGGGCACTATCTTATGCAAAATCCATACTTGGTCGAGTGCGAGGCAAGTTTTCATCAGAGAAAACAGATGGGCTAATATTGTCCGAGGAAGCATACGAAGAAATTCACGATTGGAATGCGGAGATAGAAGAAAGATTTTCTATCAAAGTGGCTGTCAGTATTGAGAAGGGGGAATAAATGGCTATCGGATTTGATTCTGGTACATACAACCTAATTTGTTGCCAAAGAAGGGGTGGCGATAGCGAAAAGAAAAATGATTTCGTTAACAAAAAGGAAATCAATGCCTTTTTGGAGTTACCCTTAGAAAACAAATTTGTTTTTAACATGATGAAAAAGGCTGGTGTTCCACTTATAGAACGTGTGGACGACCAGATAGGATATGCATTGGGCGAAGCCGCAGTAAACATGGCTTATACAATGCCCCAAATCGATCTTAAAAGGCCGATGAGAGACGGATGTTTAAACCCATCTGAAAAAGATGCTATGCAAGTTCTAAAGGTTATGATTCATAGCCTTATTGGAAACATTAAAAAGAACCGGGAGATTCTTTACTATAGTGTTCCAGCAAATGCCATCAATGCCGAGACGGATGCAGACTACCATAGCGAAATATTAAAAGCTATTTTCTCGTCTTATAAATCGAAGGATGGCCACACGGTTGATCCTAGACCCATCCAAGAAGGTCTTGCTTTGGTGTTCGCAGAGTTGGCGGAAAAGCAAATGACTGGCATTGGAATTAGTTGTGGCGCTGGCTTGGTCAATGTAACATTTGCCATCTATAGCCAGCCAGCCTTTGATTTCGCCATTGCAAACAGTGGTGACTGGATTGACAAAATGTCAGCAAAAGCAACTGGCGAAAGCCAAACCTTCATCAACCAGCAAAAAATGAAAATTGATCTGTCGGTAGAGCCACAAGATATGGTAGAGCGAGCAATTCAGACGCAATATCGTCTAATGATTCTGAATACAGTCAAAAATATTAAGAAGGGCCTCTCTTCTGTTGATAAGAAGGCAAGAACTGGTCATGAAATCGATGTCGTAATTGCTGGCGGAACCTCTTTGCCAAAGGGGTTTGACACATTATTTGCCGAAATTTTAACAGAATCAAAGCTAGATATCAAAATCGGCAAGATCGTAAGACCGAAAGACCCCTTGTACAGCGTTGCAAGAGGCTGCTTAATTGCGGCAGAAAATGCCCAAGAGTAAATAAACTAATTAGAAAGAGAGACAAGATGAAGAGTAAAATGAACAATCCCAATGTAAATTGGGACGGGATGCTGGACCAACAAAACGAATTAGTCAATTTGATGGCAGTAGTCAATGTTGACGAAAAACTTCTTAAAAAAGTAACCTGCATACAGTGTCCAGAACTATCCGCAAAGAAATTTGAGGACAGCCCAGCCTATGCCGAGGCTCAAGAAGACCTTGTTTGGGAAGGTTTCGGATGCATTGACTTAAATAAGCCAAGACAAAAATCATACCCGCATAACGAAAGATCGCCCATGTATAGGCCCGGCGGTCATTTAAAAGGCTCTCCCTGTAGTGCTTTTAAATCGCCCAATAAAAAAGAAGGCCCAGAAATAGAACCGCAGAAAACAGAGGTTTATAACTTCAGACACGTAACCCCTGAAGAACATGAAACCATACTTGAAAACCTTAAAAAGTTCAGTGGCAACAATCTACGACAAGTGGAATATGAAAAAAGTGCTGATATTCCTACGCCAGTGGATATTAAAAAACTATTGGAAGAAACAAACCGGGACATTGAACCTTTCTACCAAGTTCTGTTGGATGACCTACATGAGCATTACCCAAAACTAAAATTTACGTGGAATGACCATGGCGAACTTGAAGTTAGTTGGGAATTTGGCATATTGTCCTTGGACACAGCAACTACAAACGTAAGTATATACACGCTTCAAAGCGTGCGTGAAAGATTTGAATTGATTACTGACGATCAAGACATAATTCGTAAAGGTCTTGAAGCCGTCATAGAAGCCGAATTTGATAAAATATTTGGATAAGAAAGAAAGAATTGAAATGGATAAAGTTATGAAAGCCGTACCTGACCTTGGTGTAGCGGCGTATCTCCTTATGCACGGCTATGATGTAGCTGGAAAGAAAGGAAAGACAATTTACTTTGAAGTAAGTGATGAAGCAGATGAGTCTAAAAAGTTCGATAAATTAACAATGGAATACTTGTCTAGTCCCTATCATAGATTCGATCATTGCTTAATGTCACTCAAAAAAGTGCCAGAATATAGGCCAGACTCTTTGTGCTAATATTGTTTTATATCCCATATATAAATTCAAATAGAGGGATGTATGCGCAACTATAATGAAACTGGGGTATATGAGCCATATAGGCCATATAAGAAGCACCATGCCACCTACAAAAGGACGGCCTCCGAAACTGGCAAGCAGTCAACCGTCATGCCAACCACCAATGATCCAGAAGAACATTTGGATATGGCAATTGATAAGCTGGCTTATGATTT